TCAGCACTCCCCGGCAGGCCGGAAATGCCACCTCAGCGTGCAATCCTTCAAGGCGTGCCTAATGCTACGCACGAAAAATCTCATTTGTCCATTTCGTTTGAGTTCCACATCCGCTCCCTTAATGGCACTCCGAATACTTCCGGAGTGTAGGGAAAGACGCGGTACGAAATGTGGGGTGTTACCACTGTGTGGTAAACGTTGGGGAGAGGAGGAGCGAATGAGGGGGGGCGATATGTCCAAGTGCGGGAGAGCTTGTACTCAAGTTGGAGACCTGGTTGCTCGTCTACCCAATCCGGATACCCAGAGACAAAAACCTCAGGAAGGTTGTCTTGAAGGGTCTCCAGAACGGGAGCGAGCCAGAGCCTACGCCAACCCAAAACTACTCTCTTAAGTCGAAAGCGGGACCGCAGGACGGTCATCTTGCCATGAGGCACTTTCTCCTTAACAGGGCACACGGGTGCGCCCTGCCACGCTCGGACGTAATCGGCAGTGACTTCGTTTTCGGCCTCCTTAATCTGTTTCTCTATCTTCGGAATAGAGTAAATCGGAGGACCTAAAACGAACGGGAGTTTCCTTTCTGTTCCAGACTGGATAACCTCGATCGGTTTTACACGATCAACCAGTCCACGGAACCAATTTTTCTTCACAAGGAATCCCCACCACCGACGGGGAAAGGAGGATAAGGGGATAGGAGCGCGGGCAAGAAGCTTACGAACGGGGAATGTGGTCAAAAGCCACGCCGCGTTTCCGAATCGAAGCTGCCCGCAGAGGTCGAAAAGTGGGGTTGCGAGGGATCCGATTGGCTCTTTCCATGAGTCAGATCCCAGAAATCCAAAACAGAATTTGTGGACGAACCTACCTTTATCGTAACGGTAGGTCTGTGAATTTAAGTCCCCATAAACTGTGGATCTCATGGTCTTCTTGACATTGATTACAAACCCGACTTCCTTAGTACAATGAAGCCAGGAGTAATAAAGACCATCGCAACCCGGAAAGAGGATATCGTCACCGTTGAGAAGGCAGGGGTGCGTACGGGCGTAACCAGAAAGTTCGAGAGCGCGTTCAAAGCAAATCCGATTAAGGATGCAAAGAACCACGAACGATCCAAGGTTACCCATCATACTCCCCCTCGTGACTTTCCTCTTACCGTCAAACCACCAAACCTCACACTCCTTAAAGCTCTTAACAAAAAGAGCCCCCAAATCCGACGGGAGAGATTCGGAGAGGGTCTCGACGACTGCAATAACGGC